AGGAGATGTTGGAGTAATAGCGGTAAACCTAAGTAATGAGGACTATACGATAGAACCTGGTGAAAGAATCGCTCAGGGAGTTATTATGAATGTTATCGGACAGAATATTTCAACATTAACAAAAACGAATACACTAACAGATACTGAAAGAGGTGAGGGCGGATTCGGATCAACAGGTAAACAATAAAAATATATATTATGTCAAAAGAAAGAACAATAGATGAGTTAAGACAAGTTAAAACTTATGGGTATACCACACCAAAAACAAAGGTGGTAAATGAGTATTATAGAAAAGTTAATTTTGATCCTCAATACATTGTTGATTTAATTCGTGAGACCCCAAATGATGGGGAGTTAGGAAAAGAAATAAGAAAATATTATAATAGTTTAAAGAATGATTAGTGTAGTATTTTCGACAAGAAAGGATAACCCATCCCATATTGAACATATAAAGAAAACTTCTGGGATTTATAAGGGGTTAGAAGTGATTCAATATATTAACGATGGTGAGTTTGGGTTAACTGAATTATATAATAGAGCTTTAAAAGAAACTACAAATGATATTGTGGTTTTTTGCCACGATGACGTAGTTTTTGACACTAAAAATTGGGGTAATAAAATATTAAAACACTTTAAAAGAAATCCTGATTATGGTATTTTAGGTAAAGCTGGTTCGAAATACCTACCGAAATCTGGTTGTTGGTGGGATAATGGTATGACAGAAGTTGTTGGTCAAGTATATCACCAGAATGAAGGGAAAAAATGGTTATCTAAATATAATGAATTTTTTGGTAATAAAATAGAGGATGCAATTATGGTAGATGGTTTATTCTTTGTTGTAAATAAGAATAATATTAAATCTAATTTTGATGAAGTTATCAAAGGATTCCACTTTTATGAAATAGATTTTTGTTTTAATAATTTTTTAAATGGTGTAAAGGTAGGTGTAATATCTGATATTACAATTACACATTTATCCATTGGTCAAACAAATGAACAATGGGAAAATAATAAAAAACAATTTGTGGAAAAATATGAAGATAAGTTACCACAAATAATACCATACACATATAAAACTAAAAACATAAAGAAGAATGAACCTTTGGTTTCTATTTTAATGCCAATATACAACTATGGTAATAGAATCAATCAAACATTAAATTCTGTTTTTAATCAAGATTATACAAACTATGAAATTATATTGGTTGATGATGGGTCAACTGATGAATTTGTGAAATTAAAACTTAAACAACTGGAAAATAATGAAAAAATTAAAGTTGTATATAAAGAAAATGGTGGACCATCTTCAGCTAGAAATGAAGCGTTTAAACATTGTAGTGGTAACTTTATATTACCTTTAGATTCTGATGATATGATTTTAGATGGGTACATTAAGACATGTGTTGCGATTTTAAAAAGAGATAAAAAAATAAGTCCAGTTTATTGTGATACACATCATGTTGGACAAATGCAAGGAATTGAAAAACGTCCAGAATGGGATAAAGAAAGATTATTAAAAGGACCATTTATGGTTAATTGTTCGATGTTCCATAGAGAAGCTTTTGAAAAGGTTAACGGATATGATGAAGAACTAACTGGTTGGGAAGATTATGATATGTGGATTAGAATGATGAAAGAGGGATATGTGGGTAAAAGAATACCTAAACCATTATTTGTGTATTTTCATCACGAAAAAGATGGTACAGTGTCTACTGAAGCCAATAAAAATCTTCAAGAACTATATATGAAAATAATGTATAAAAACTTTGAGGTTAAAGATAATAAAATTGTAACATGAGATTAGATAAATATTTTGATAAAATATATTGTATAAATCTTGATCGGAGAAAAGATAGGTGGGAAGAAACTGAGAAAGAATTAAAAAAATGGGGTTTACTTGATCAGGTTGAGAGATACCCTGCGGTTGATGGTAATAAGATAAATAATAACCCCTATAATGTTAATAATGGTGAATTAGGTTTAATCGAGACTCACCTTAGTATTATAAAAGACTCTAAAAAAAATGGATATAAAAATATTTTATTATTAGAGGATGATATAGAATTTACTGAAGAGATAAATAAGGTGGGAAATTATTTTAGTTCCCTACCTGAAAATTGGGACATTTTATGGTTCGGTGGTAACCATAATAAACATATGGGGAATAAAATAAATTTAATAAATGATAAAATAATTAAGTGTAGTCAAACTTACTCCACACACTGTATTGGTTTTAATGAATCTATTTATGATTTAGTAATTAATTTATTAGAAAAAAGACAAAAACCTGTTGACGTATATTATTCAGACATACAAAAGGGGTATGAGTGTTATTCGTTTAACCCTAGTATTGCTTTACAAAGAGCTAGTTATAGTGACATACAGAATAGAGAACAAGATAATAGATGGTTATTTTAAATATATGGTTCATATATGGGTAAAGTTAACTACATTTAGTATCAATAAAAAAAACCATAAGGTTAATATGGGGATTAAAAAAAAATATAAATAGATGCCAATATCAAACAAAAATAAATTAATATTCGTTCACATCCCAAAAAACGCTGGAACTTCAATAACTGAGTCTGATAATATCGGTTTTGAATTGCATGGTCACCATACGTCTAAATTTTATAAAGATAACTACCCAAAACAATGGGAAGAATATAATAAATTTGCAATAATTAGAGACCCATGGGATAGGGTTGTCTCTAATTACGAATACTCTAAAATGTCAGAAAGTTATTGGCATTCTAAAAATGTTAATAGAAAATATGGTGTTCACCCTGATTACGAAACTTTAAAAGATGTTACATTTAAAGATATGTTACTAAACTTTAAAGAAGATAGTAATTTTTTAAAACATCAAGGGTGGGGTTCACAATATAAATACATATGCGACTTGAATGATAGTATAATGGTGGATAATGTTTTCAATATAGATGAATTAGGTAGTGAACTATTTAAAACTCTCATTCCTAATCTAAAAACAATCAATAAAAGTAATAAGATTCATAATAATTATAAAGAGTATTATGATGATGAGACTAAAGAAATTGTTAATAAGATATACGAAAAAGATATCGAAATTTTCAAATTTCAATATTAAAATTTTTAACGGTGATAAAAATTCATTTTATTAATAATTGGGGTGAGTCAACAGAAGATATTCTAATACGATACTCAAAGCAAACACCAAAATCTAAAGGTGTTTGGGACAATCTTATTGGTGTTGCAGACATTAGCGATGCTGATTACTTTATAGTCCTAGAGGGGTCTAATATTAACACACCGATAGATAAAACAATATACATCAAAAGAGAACCAGATTTTATTAAACCATTAACCAATAATAAATATAAACACATTATTGATTTTAGAGAGACTAATGGTGGTGTGACATATTGGTTAGGTAAGACTTATGATGAATTAAAAAGTTTAGAGTACCCTATTAAAACAAAAGATGCTAGTTGTGTCGTTTCATCTAAACACACACATAGAAGAAACTATATCTCTAAATTATTCTACGGAAACCCCAACATAGATTTATACGGTAGGGGTCATAATACTACTACCTTTGGTGAAAGTTATAAGGGTGAATTAGATTATAATGGTAATTGTAAATTTAACGGTCTTATTGATTATTCGTATTCCATAGTTATGGAGAACTCGACCCAAAAAAATTATTGGACTGAAAAATTAGCTGATGCTTATTTATCTTGGTGTATGCCAATATATTGGGGTTGCCCTAATCTAAATAAATATTTTCCAGATGGTAGTTATAGGGTTTTAAATATAGACAGTAATAATCCAACGGAGGAAATTAATAATATTATTAATACTGAAATATCCAATGACGATATAGTGAAGATTAAAGAATCCAGGGATCTAATATTAGATGAATATAATATTTGGGAGGTGATAAATAAAAAAATTAAAGTAATACAAAATGGAACAAATAATTAAAGAAAACTTAAATACTGATTGGTGGTTTAATTATCAGGATTTTTATAAAATGATTGCAAATAAAAACTATGATGTTTTAGTTGAAGTTGGTGTGTGGAAAGGACACTCTATCTCATTCCTCGCCAATCAAATGAAAGAATTAGGTTATGACTGTGACATATATGGTGTTGATTTATGGGATGAGACGTATAAATGGGAGGGTAACGATCAACTAAGAAGTCAAGTGCCTTACTTATATGACATTTATAATGAAATTAAAAAACAAAACGGTGTGTATGATATGATCACCGATTTAAAAGGTATGTCTTGGGATATGTCAAATAACTTTGAAGATGGTACTGTCGATTTCGTTTTTATTGATGCTGATCATGAGTATGACTCTGTAGTTAAAGACATTAAATCGTGGTTACCAAAAATGAAGAAGGGTGGGATTATTAGTGGTCATGATTATGATAATCCATGTGGTGTTAAAGAAGCAGTTAATGATTTGATAGAGGATTTTAAAATAAGTTCTGACGGAGTTTGGTTTAAGGAGATTTAAATATGAAGTATATAACAACACAACCCAACCACAATGGGAGATTAGGTCACCAATTTCATAATATGTCAACTGGTATGGTGTTAAGTGAATTAACTAATTGTGAATACATTCACAAACCATTCAGTGGTAAATCTGAAAAGTGGGAAAAAGTATTTAACTTTAATACTATTTTTGAGTCTACCGCAGATTATAAAAATACGGTCAATTTACCTATTTTAGATTTAGGTCATAACCCATCTTATGATGAAAGACTCGCCAATGGTAATCTTAAAGTGTGGGTTGATATTATTAAAGATGCTGATGATGGAACATTATTTGTAATACCATTCGATACATTTCCAGGGATATTAAGTGAGAAAATTATAAACTACGCCCATAGATTCAAAGAGTCTTATTGGTTAGATAAGACAAAGTATGTTTTTGAAACTGATAACACCAATATAGGATTACACATAAGACGTGGGGATATATCGAAAGAAGGTAATAGTAATAGGTGGTTAGAATTAAATGATTATCTTAAACTGATGGATACATTAAGGGATAAAAAATACCCTAACCCAGTTAAATTTCATATATTCTCAGAAGGGGCGGTTGACACATTTAAAGAGTTAGAGGGTAGTGATGTAGTATTTCATTTAGATGGTTCAGATATTGAAACATTTAGGATGTTGTCATCTATTGATATTTTAGTGACAGGACTAAGTACATTCTCAATCTTAGCTGCTTACCTAAGTGATGGTCAAATATATTTTAATAAATTAATGAACTTTACTAGGTGGGATAATATTGATAATTTTACTAACGTAGACTATATTTAAACAAAACTATTTATATGGATTTTACATTTGGAATAATAACTGGGGGTGGGAATGATGTTATGATTAACACCATCATAGACTCAATTCAGCGTGAGAAAATACCTAATTATGAGGTAATAGTTATTGGTTTATCTAATATTAAGAGAGAACACGTTAATATTATACCGTTTGATGAGACACAAAAACAAAGATGGATTACTAAAAAGAAAAATTTAATAACTTCTAACGCAATGTATGATAATATTGTATTTATGCATGATTATATATCATTTAATAGTGGGTGGTACGATGGTCAATTAACTGCTGGAGATGATTATAAAGTTAGGGTTGATAAGATATTAACAAAAGAAGGTAAACGGTTTAGGGATTGGTGTATTTGGCCAAATAATGGGAACTTCATGGACAAATTAATTGGTCGTCAGTGTTTAATACCTTACGATATCAAGAATTTATCTAAATATATGTATGTTTCTGGTAGTTACTGGGTGGCAAAGAAAAGTGTAATGAAAGACTTCCCATTAAATGAAGGTTTATGTTGGGGACAAGGTGAAGATGTTGAGTGGTCTAAAAGAATTAGGTTAAGGTATGATTTCTCAATGAACCCACACTCAACAGTTCAGATACTCAAACCGAATAAAAATATTGCTTTTGAGGTGTCCGATGAAATAACAATAAAAAAATTAAAAGAAATAAATGATTAAATTAGTAATATTCGATTTAGATGGTGTATTAGTTGATGCTAAAGAAATACATTATGAGTCATTAAATAGATCACTATCTGAAGTAGATGAAAAATTTATAATTGATAGGGAAGAACACATGAATGTGTTTGATGGTTTACCTACTATAAAAAAATTAGATATACTTACTGAAACTAAAGGGCTACCAAAAACAACACACAACCAAATATGGGAAAGGAAACAAGAATTAACTGCCTCAGTCATAAAAGATAAATTACCTTTTGATGAGAGATTAAGGTCAGTACTCCAACGGTTAAAGAATGATGGTTATATAGTATACGTTTGTAGTAATTCGATTAGGGAGAGTCTTAAATTGATGTTGTATAAAACTGGGTTAATTGAGTTTGTTGATTATTACCTCTCAAATGATGATGTTAAATCACCTAAACCAAGTCCTGAAATTTATTTGAGGGCTATGGTACATGCAGATGTTAAACCATCAGAAACTATTATAATAGAGGATAGTTATCATGGTAGACAGTCAGCAAATGATTCTGGTGGTTATCTTTGTGCCGTTGATACACCTGAAGGTGTGACTTATAAAAAAATAGATAAACAAATAAGAGACATCAACGATAGTGATGGTGGTAAAACTAAATGGGTGACTGATGAATTCAATGTAGTAATACCGATGGCTGGTGCTGGTTCAAGGTTTGTTAATGCAGGGTATACATTTCCAAAACCACTAATCGAGGTTAATCATAAACCAATGATACAGGTTATCGTTGAGAATCTTAACATTAAAGCTAACTTTATTTATTTAGTTCAGAAAGAACATTATGAGAAATATAACTTAAAATATTTATTAAATTTAATCACACCGAACTGTAAGATAATACAAGTCGATGGTGTTACTGAAGGTGCCGCATGTACTACATTATTAGCAAAAGATTATATTGATAATGATAAACATTTACTAATCGCTAATTCTGATCAATTTATAGAATGGGATAGTAATAATTTCTATTATTCGGCTAGTGATGTTAAAATAGATGGTTCTATTTTAACCTTTGAGTCAACACACCCTAAGTGGAGTTTTGTTAAATTAGACGTTAATGGTTACCTAACAGAGTTAGCAGAAAAGAAACCTATTAGTAATATTGCAACTGTGGGTATCTATCACTGGAGTAGGGGTTCAGACTATGTGAAATATGCAGAACAAATGATAGAAAAAAATATTAGAGTGAATGGTGAATTTTATGTCGCACCAGTTTATAATGAAGCTGTATTAGATGGGAAGAAGGTTAAAATATATAATATAAATAAAATGTGGGGTCTAGGTACACCAGAAGATTTAAATAAATTTTTAGATAATTATGAATAAACACAGACTAACACCTATGAAATATAGATTAATAAATCCAAAGATACCTTCTAATAAGGTTTATACTGATAGGGTAGATGCTACTATATATGCCACAGGTCAACCAGTTAATAAATGGTGGACATTTGATTTTATTGAGACTATCTCAAATTTTATAGACTTTAACGAAGTAAATACCATACTGGACATTGGTAGTAGGGATGGGTATCAGAGTGTTGAGTTCAGAACATGGTTTCCAGATGCTAAAATTGTTGCCTTTGAAGCTAACCCTAATCAAATAAGTCTATGTGAAAATGTATTAAAAAATCAAAATGTTACATTAGTACCTAAGGCGGCTGGTGATTTTAATGGTAAAACAAAGTTTTATATCGCTTCTAATAATGTCGGTGCATCGTCTTTATTGCAGGTTAACGATCACCCTAGAAGTAGAAACTGGCCACAAAGAGAGGTTGAGGTTGACGTGGTACGGATTGATGACTGGTGTAGGATTAATAAGGTAGATAATGTCGATCTATTATGGGTAGATGTTCAAGGAGCAGAAAAAATGGTATTCGAAGGTTGTGGTGATATACTTAATAACGTTAAATGTATTTGTAGCGAAGTTGAGATATCACATATGTATAGTGGATCGATCCTAAAAGATGAGTTAGATAATCTATTATTAAGTAAAGGTTTTATAGAATTACAAACATTCCATATGGGTAGTAGGGAAGTCACATCTTTAAATGAACTAAAAGGTTCTATCGGGGAGTGTGATGTTATATACATTAACAAAAAATATTATAATGGATAAGTTTAATTTAGAAGTCATGTTTAAAGGGTGGTTCATCGGTAACTTCCAACCAACATTAAATGACACCAATGATTTCGAAGTGGCAATAAAAAGATATGACGAGGGTGACTATGAAGAAAAACATCACCATAAGATAGCAATAGAATACACTGCAATAGTTAGTGGTGATGTTGAGATGAATGGTATTAAATATGGTAAGGATGATATAATAATAATAAAACCGAATGAGAGTACTGATTTTAAATGTTTAACAGACGTTGTAACAGTCGTTGTTAAGACACCATCGGTTAGTAATGATAAATACGTAGATTAATATGATACATTGTATAGGAGATAGCCACGCATCGATATTTAGTGGTTCAGAGGTGATGCAACCAGTTTGGCCAACAAGGTCTAAGGATATGTTAAATAATTTTAGGTCTTATAGAATAGGACCAGCTACCGCATACCAATTAGATAATAAGTTACCAATATTAAATAACATTGTTAAATTGCTTAATAAGGAGAAAGATTCGTTAATGTTTTGTTTTGGTGAAGTTGATATTAGGGCCCATCTTAAGAAACAAATAGACATGCAGAAAAGGTCAGTTAAAGATATTGTTAAAGAATGTGTTGATAGGTACTTTAAAACAATTTTACATTATAGAGGATCTGGGATTAATGTAATGGTTTGGGGACCTATTGCATCATGGGATGTCACCAACCCATATCCAGGTCCATCGTTCGGTACATGTTTAGAACGAAATGAAATAACAAAGGAATTTAACGAATACATTAAATCTTTATGTGAAACTGAAACAATACCATTCTTCACAATTTATTATGACATGCTTTTACCTAATGGTAAAACTAATACTAATTATTTAGATAAAACAGGTATTCACTTAAACGATAATTCACTAGTATTAATTAAAAACGCTTTTAAAAATACTATTGATTTTGAGTAAAAAATATTTATTTATATTATGCCCACCGTTTCAAGGGTCAACACTTATCTATCGCTTAATGGATACGTCACCATCTGTTAGTACATTTTTAGGTAAGGCTCCACATATGGGTGAGGGTCAATGTTTTATCGCCAATACTGATAAATTATATTCTGAAAATAGATGGAATAAAGATTATGAAATTAATTTCCAGTTAACCGAAAAACATTTTAATAGGAATTGGGATATGAGTAAACCAGTTTTATGTGATAAATCACCGCCAAACATTATTAGAGCTGATAAGATATATGACTATTTCAGTAAAAGGGGTGAGGTTTATTTTATAATACAAATAAGAGACCCATACACTACAAACTACGGTAGTGGTCATTTTGGTGGTAAGAATACTTTGAATGTAACCCCCAAAGAAATTTCTTATAAGTTATGGGATAGATTTGCTCAGATGCAAAAAGATACTTATGAAAAATACAAAGATAATTCAATACTAATAACATATGAAGAATTGTGTGATGATATTCACGTAGTCTCCAATAAAATATTAAATAAAATGCCATTTATAGGTTCTTTGGGGCCAGAAATAATTATAAATAGCCCTGGTAATGGTAGACTTGGTAAGTTAAAAAAGGTAACATCAATAAAGGATGGTGAAAGTAAGACTGAATATTTTAATGATAATAATGAATTATTAAATTACTTCAATTATAAAATAATATAACATTAAATGAAATTAATATCACATAGAGGTAACCTTAATGGTAAATTTGAATCATATGAGAATGAACCAAATTATATCGACATAGCCATTAAAAATGGATATGACGTTGAGGTTGATGTGTGGGTTTTACCTGAACATAAAAACCTTATTTTTTTAGGACATGATAAACCACAATATGGTGTCACTATTAATTTTTTTATAGAGAGAATAAAAAAATTATGGGTTCATTGTAAGAATATAGAATCGCTAGTATACTTTCAAAACTCTGAACACCCAATACACTTCTTTTGGCATCAAGAGGATGATGTAACATTAACATCTCTTAATTACATTTGGGCATACCCTGGTAAACAACCAACTAAGGGAAGTATTGCGGTAATGCCAGAGATCAACAATGATGATGTGACTAAATGTATTGGTATTTGTAGCGATTATATCACGAACTATTGACTTTAAGTGAATTTATTGATAATATTATCGAATGAGAAAAACAACACTAATAACAGGAATTAACGGACAAGATGGGTCCTACCTTGCAGAATTTTTAATAGAAAAAGGATATGAAGTATGGGGAACAGTTAAACGTAATTCCGTATCTGAAACTCAATCAACAAGGATAGAACATTTACGTTCATCAGGTAAAATTAATTTAGAATACGCTGATTTAACTGATATGTCATCCTTAGTGCGAGTTTTAAAAGAGGTTCAACCAGATGAAATATATAATTTAGCTGCGCAATCACACGTAAGAGTTAGTTTTGATCAACCAATTTACACAGCAAACGCAACTGGGTTAGGGACACTTAATTTATTAGAGGCAGTTAGAATGGTTTCACCAAAATCTAAAATATATCAAGCAAGTTCATCAGAAATGTTTGGTAACAATATTGATAATGATGGGTACCAAAGAGAATCAACGCCCCTATCACCAGTATCACCTTATGGGTGTGCAAAAGTATTTTCATATAATATTTGTAGGAATTATAGAAACTCATATGGAATGAAAATATGGAATGGAATATTATTCAATCATGAATCACCAAGACGTGGAACTAATTTTGTTACCAATAAAGTTGTTAAGGCGGCAGTTAAAATTAAATTAGGGTTACAGGATAATTTACATTTAGGTAACTTAGACGCAACTAGAGATTGGGGACACGCTAAAGACTATGTTGAAGCTATGTGGTTAATGTTACAAACTGATAACCCTGATGATTATGTTTGCTCCACTGGCGTTTCACATTCAGTTAAAGAACTTTGTGATTATGTATTCACTAAGTTAGATTTAAACTATCAAAACTATGTTGTCATTTCAGGTAAACATATGAGACCTGAAGAATTAACCGATTTAAAAGGTGATTCTACTAAATTAAGAAGTAAGTTGAGTTGGGAACCTAAATATACGTTTAAAACGATGTTAGATGAGATGGTAGAGTATTGGTTAGCATATTATAAAGAAAAGGATATTATATACGCGTAAAATATTAGGAAATAACATTCACAATATTTAATTAACACACTATTATTAACATATGGGTAGAAGAAAATATAAAGAAATTCCGGAAGAAGAGATAATTGAAATGCAAGATTATCTTAATAGAAACAATGTTGAAGAGGACAAACTCTTCTCAACAATTTCCATAAACGTCAAATGTAAAAGTGTTAACCAGAAAAAATTAGTTAACTCAATAAAACAAAATGAAATTACCATCTGTAGTGGATTACCAGGAAGTGGTAAAACATATTTATCGTGCATTTACCTGGTGATTTAAAAGAAAAAATGGCACCAATTATGGAATCATTTACCGATAATATAAGAAAAATTATTGGTAGATCTAGAATGGAAAAATTGATGGAATTAGGGGTAATCGAAATAGTACCAATAGCATTCGCTAGGGGTAGGAGTATAGATAATTCTATAATATTAATTGATGAAGCTCAAAACATATCTATGGATAATATTAGAACATTAATGACTAGAATTGGAAGTAACTCAAAAATGGTTATTATGGGAGATGTTAGACAAAAAGATATTAGAAACAAAAAAGATAGTTCTTTAGAGATTGTTTTAAATAAGTTTAAAGACATTGAAGGTTTTGGTACTGTTGAGTTAAGGGAACAAGAAGATGTCGTAAGAAATCCAATAATAAAAGTTATCGAAGATATATTCGAAGACATTGAGGACTCAACTGATAAATAAGAATTTTATATGAGAGTAGGTATAACAATAGATGGTGTCATAAGAGATTTCATCACAAAGTTCGAGTCGGTTTACGACAAATACAACCCTTTACCATTAGAAGAGGGTGAAGAAGAAAGTGTGGAAACACCTGAAAGAAATATTAAGTCTTTAGATTTATTAGACTACTTTGATTTTTCTGGTGGTACAAAACAACTAAATGAATTTATGTATGTAGAGTCATCATTAGAGATTTTCGGACACGCTGGTGAGACTAAATTAAATAGTGTTGAACATTTAAATCAGTTACATAATTTAATTGAGGATATGGGTCACACACCTATAGTGATAAGTAAGGAGTTAAATAATAGTAAACCAGCAACATTATTCTTCTTATCTAAATTATCTTCTAAAGTTAATAATATTATTTTCGTTAGAGATTTTGATAAAAAGTGGGAACATGTAGATATATTAATCACAGCTAATCCTACGACATTAGATACTAAACCACGAAGTAAAGTTTCTATTAAAGTCATTAACCACTATAATAAAGATTGTGAATCTGATTATACCATAATAGATTTAAAAGAGTTAGTAGACGATAAAAAAATATTAGAAAAAGTGTTAAATACTGAAACAGTAGATTTTGAAGATGTTTAATGTTTACTTATAATATTTTTACTATAAAATTTAAATAAAAAATATGGAAAGTTTATTACTAGAAATTTGTGGGAAAGAATTGTATTTTGATATTGAAAGGTTATCTGAAATATGTAGGATTGAAGATGACTTTAATGTTGAAGAAGAAGTAGTTGACGACTCCATACCTGTAGTTGAGACGATAGGTATACAGTTAGATGTCATCAAATATGAGATGTATAGAGAAATGATAGGTTCATTGTTATCATATAATGAACAGATCGACAATAAAATGGGTATGGTAGGTTTGAATTCTACTAGTACACCATTTAAATTATCATTTAATACTTTATTAATGAAGGGTATATTAAAAGAATTATAATAATAAAATAAAATAAAAAAAAGATGAGTGAACAATTAGAAAACATTAAAAATTCTATCGAAAAAATTAAAAACAAAGACTTCGGTATTTATTTTTTTACGTTAGATACGAAAGGTAACCCAACAGCCGGTGTTGCAACAATATATGAACATGCTAAAAAACTTAGAGACTTAGGTTATAACGCACAGATACTTCACGATAAAAACGATTATAAATTAAGAGAAGATGAAGAAGGTATGGGTATCGCTGAATGGTTGGGTGAAGAATATGCTACTTTACCACATATTTCTATAGAGTCCCAACAGTTACAAGTTGGTCCACAAGATTTTGTAATCATACCTGAAGCTTTTGCTAGTGTAATGAAACAAACTAAAGATTTCCCTTGTAAAAGAGTGATATTTTTACAATCTTACGAATATATCTTTGAAATGTTAGAGATTGGAGAAGGTTGGGAACAATTTAATATTAGAGACGTTATCACTACAAATAAAAACCTTAGTGATTATGCTAAGTCTTTATTTAGAGGTGTGAATGTAAATGAAATTCCTATAGGTATTCCAGATTATTTCACAAATAGTGATAAACCAAAGGTACCAACAATTGCTATGTCATCTAGAGACAAAAGAGAGTTGTTAAAGATAGTTAAAATATTCTATCAGAAATACCCACACTATAGGTTTGTTACTTTTAGAGATATGTCAGGATTACCAAGAAAAGATTTCGCTAAACAATTAGGAGAGTCTTTTGTTAGTGTTTGGTTAGATGAGTTATCTGGTTTCGGTACATTCCCAATAGAATCTATGAAGTGTAACACTCCAGTAATTGGTAAAATACCTAGAATGGTTCCTGAATGGATGGGTACTGTAGATGAAAATGGTAACTTAAACTTAAATGATAATGGTATATGGACAGCTAATTTAAATTCAATTCCTGATGTTGTTGCAACTATGGTTGGTTTATATTTAGAGGATGCGTTACCTGAAAACATTCTAAATGGTATGAAAGAATATCAAGATAAGTATACTGTTGAGACATCTGATGAGGTACTTAATGAAGTATATAGTAAACTTTTTACTAATAGGACTGTTGAATTACAAACTATGGTAACCAAATTACAAGAACAAGAAACAGTTGTAACTGAAAAATAATAAAAATATAAATATAAATTATGTCAAATAATATAACAGTAATTATACCCATCCATAAGTTAGAAGAAAAATACATTAACGGATGTGTTGAAAGTATAAAAAATCAAAAGACGATACCTGATCAAGTTTTAATTGTTCGATCAGACGATACTAATTTAACTAAGTTTTTAGAAACTTATGATTTTGGTGATTTAAAGGAAATAACAAAAGTTATCCATAATGAAACAGGGAATTATGATTTCCAATCCCAAATCAATTACGGTGTTGAACAATGTGAAACAGAATATTTCACATTTGTAGAGTACGACGATGAATTATCCCCGATATGGATTAAAAATGGGTCTGAATATATCGATTCATACCCTGAAGTTGGCGTATTTTTACCGATAGTTTATGAAACTGATGAAAATGGACAATTTATCTCATTTACTAATGAAAGTGTTTGGGCTAAAGAATTTAGTGAAGTTATGGGTGTTTTAGATAATAACACACTACAGAAAGTTCAGAATTTTAATTTTGATGGTATGATAGTGAAAAAAGAGTTGTTCTTAGAATCAGGTGGGTTAAAAACTAATATGAAGTTAACATTCACATATGAATTTTTGTTAAGGATGTCTTATAATGACGTAACTATTATGGTAATACCAAAGTTAGGTTATAAACATACTAACAATAGAGAAGGTTCGTTATTTGTAGAATATAAAAATACTATTGATGTGTTAGAAAGTAAGTTTTGGGTTAATAAAGCTAAAAAAGAATATTTTTTCACTGAAGATAGAGAGATAACATATGAAAATTAAAATATGTTATGTCGGAAGAACAACCTAAAAAAAGAGGTCGTAAAAGAACAACAAACCTATATTTTGGACCTGAACAAGAAACTGCAGTAGTTGAATTTTTAACTTCTGAGTCGTATAGTGAAAGGAATAAAATATATAATGATTATCTTAGACATCCTATAAATAAAATGATAGATTCTATTATTAGGAGATATAAGTTATATCGTAAAGACTATACTTTTGAGGATATGCATGCTGATACTCTTTCATTTTTAGTAACTAAAATGCATAATTTTAAACCCGATAAAAATAAGAAGGCATATTCTTATTTTGGTACTATTTGTAAACATTATCTTTTAGGTCAATTAATTAAAGATGATAAGAAAGTGAGGACTGATATAAGGTATGATGATGTTTATAAGACTATAGAAACTATGGATGATTTCATCTATAATAATATAGAAGATAACGATAAAACACCATTAGATGTGTTTATCTGTGAGATATCAGATAGTATTAAAAAGGAATTGTCAGATAATAGTGGTACTAAGTTATCTGAAAACGAAATAAAGGTAGGTAATTCTTTAATCACTGTTTTAGATAATTGGGAAACCATATTTGAACAAGTAGAAAGTGGTAACAAATACAACAAAAATTTGATATTATCATATATAAGAGAAATGTCTGATTTAACCACAAAAGATATTAGAGTATCTATGAGAAGGTTTAAGAAGATATACGTTCTTTTGAAAAATGATAAAATTGACGATGGTTTAATTTAAAATTTTATTTTTTAGATATTTATAGTTAAATAAAAGATATGGGTCGCCCTAAGAAAACTAAAATTAATTTAGATAAAGATAGTCTACAAGAATTTATGCAAGAAATTTATAATGATTGTGTTAATATAATGAATAGTGCTAGAAAAGAACTAAATGAAAGGAAAACTAGGGCTGAGATTGACGATGTAAATGATGAATATCAGATAGGTAAAGTTAATAATGAAACACTTAAAATATTAGAAACTGCTATAGATAAAAAACTATCTTTAGCTAAACTACAAAGTCAAATAGTAACTGATAAAAGTGATGATAAACAGGTACCTACTAACGATTCTATAACAGAAAAAGATAAAGATATGTTAAGGGAGTTGTTTAAAGAAAAGAGTGATAAAAATAATACTGAATACGATGTTTAATCATGGGAAAAAAATTAAAAAATGTTATATGTGAACCTGATATTATCGAAGGTATAAAAAGGCAGATTTTTGAATTAATCACTCTAAAACAAACAACGTGTAATAACTTACCAAACTTAGAAATCCCAAACGTCCTACCTGACGTACCAAATTTAAACCCCAGTCAGTCAGTTGTAGATTTCTTAAATGATTTATTAGCGCTTATTACTGGTATCAACTATGATGGAATGCGTATGCAATTGATTAATTGGTTAGTTGAACAATTAGAACCACTATCAAAAGATTTAGCTCTTAATCTTAAATTATCGTTAAAAAGTTGTTATGCGTGTAAAATTGATCCTACAATACCTGATTGGTTATTACAAACACAAAGTGATGGTACTACAGGAATAGGATATAATGTAGAATTAAATAAAATTGATTTAGTTTGTTTGTTTGCTGCGAATCCTAATACCGAATCTGGTAAATTATTTTATGAAGGTACTTGTGACCCAAATGGTATTTGTAACGATATGAACGCTTTTTTATGGGAAGTGATACAAGCAAATGGTCAACCACTAATATGGAAAGATTCTATTAATAATATGAACATTGCAGAATTTAGATATTATGAAAATGGTGTTTCCCTTAATAGTAATAATGCTTTTATAGAGTCTGACGGTAATGTAGAATACCAGAATATTGAACATAGACCCAGAGTAATTAATGTTAGGATAATGGATAGTTATCGAGATAAAACATTAATCACTTTCATAAACGATTATTTTAATAGTCAAAACCCACTTTTTGATGTAGATAAAGTCATACCTAATGTAGTAGATATAATATATGGGGCTTTAACAAATAAAATAGACTTATCTGATGAATGTGTTAATAAAGTTGTATCGTTTGAATCTGCGATGAGGGAGTATATAGAAAAGGGTATTGACAATATTGACGATTCTTTAGATGATGAGGTAGATGATGACATTAGTGATTTGGTGAAACAAAAAAAACTTGGTGTTAAACAATTCAAAAAATGTTGTGGTAAACAAACTAGTTCAATATCATTTGAAACTCTAAATTCTATTAATAACAATATAAAATCATCTAATAATTTGTCTGATAAAGTAAAATCATATACTGATGCAATAGATGACTTAATAGATGAATCTACTGAAGGTGTTAAAAATTTAGATAAAAATAATGCCTCTGCAGAGTTTTTAGCTAATTTCATAACGTCATTAAATATATCATTAACTAAATTAGTGTTAACACCTAAAAATTTACTAATGATGAATATGTTATATTTTTTAGTTAATGGTGAACCGATAAAGGAAACCAAGGTTAAAAAAATATTAAATGAGTTTAAGTGTGTAATTAAGGATATTATTTCAGAAATAATTAGAAAATTGATATATGATTACCTATTACCTTTAGTGTTAAAAGCATTAAAAAATTTAATAACTTGTTATATAACTAAAAAACTTAAAGAAAGAAATATTAATGACATTAAAAGTGTTAATAGTTTACTACCTAAAGGTATTAATAATTCATTAGAAAAAGTTAATGAGTTATTTGGTAAAGCACAGGGTGCTGCAGATAAAGTGGGTGGATTTGCCAACAGCGTAAATTTAAACTCATTAAGTAACGTAAACATAAATCTACAATCAGGTAGTAAAGGTAGATTTTGTGATTAAAAAAATAAAATTATGGCAACAGGATCAAACGGTGTAATGGGTACGATAGGGGTTATTGCTTCTTTAATTAAAAATGCATTTAAACCACCCACCAAACTTAAACCTATCCCACCAGGATTAATACTAACTGGTACTAAATTTAGAAATGGTTTAAGTCCTATAGATATCGCTAGTAGGATAGTTGAGAGGAAGAAAGAAGTGGGAATTGGTATAGAACCATTACCTAGTGGTGGTAAAAATATAGATCTTCAGATGGAAGTGATAAGGATTGAAGAAATAGTTAACGCATTATTAACTGATGCAGTTATAGAAATTGAGATTCCACCCGGTATTCAATTAACAGCTACTGGTGCTAACGCAGGTGGACCAATACAAGTTATAGGTACAACGACACAATTAGTAAAATGTAAAGGTATAGTTAGGTGATATGGAAAATACGATAAAAAATACAATAGACTGGGATAACAGTAGTAACACCTCAATTAAGATGGAGTTAGAAAGTCTTAAAGTACAACAAAATACAATTATTGAAAAAATAGTTACTTTATCTAAAAACTTAGAGGAACTTGAAAAAGAATATTATTATGGTAATAAAATATTAACAAAAAGATATAAGGGTGAATAGTGATGGGTATAAATGATTTTAGTAAAGATAGTAGAGATAGTAATACTGTACCGATAATAAGAATCGGTGAAGTTGTTAGCGTTTCAGATTCTACTAAATCTGGAAGAATTAAAGTTAAAATTACAGGTATCGATGATACTGAAACAGAAGGTTCATTAATAAAGTGTGTCCCACTATTACCTAAATATTTAACAATCTTACCGAAACCTGGAGAATGTGTATTTGTTTTTCAATATGAAAATAACAACACTAACCCAACAGCATCATTTAAAACTAAAAGGTTTTGGATTGGACCATTGATTACTCAACCAACAAAATTAGATGGTGAGAATTATACTGATGCAATGTCTATACTACCTGACGGTTATGTTAAATTAAAAGACCCAAAAATTGAAGATGGTACCTATGGTAATGATGAAGATATCACTTTACAAGGTAGGTATAATACCGACATAATCCAAAAGGATAGACAAATATGGTTAAGAGCTGGTAAGTTTATTGAAGGTGCCAATAATGAGTTTAATTCTAAAGACGTTGGGTATATACAATTAAAATATGGTGGAGAAAAGTTAAAAAGAGAAACTGTTGATAAGGAGATTGTTAATTATATTACACCAAGTCCTGAAATTGTTATTAGTGTTAAGTTAAAAACTATTCTAACTACTGATGTAGTTTTATCCAATAAGTTACCTAAAGAACGATATAAAGAAAATGATATTGATAGGACTGAATTATTTATTGAAGTTCGTAATATTAAAACTGGTGAGTTAATTATTGGACTTGAAAACGAAACTGATTATATTGGTTCTGTTTCTAGACAACAAGCCTTAGATGCGACTAAAGAATTTATTGACACCAATAAAGGTGATAGGTGGCAAATAAAGTCAGATTCTTCAGACGTAATTAAGATATATAAAGGTGAAGGTAATATTGCCCAATTTACAGCAGAACCTATTGAAGTTAAAAAGAAAATTAAAGTTAATAAAGTCTCTAAAAAAGACGATCCCACTTCTAGTGTTATTAACGTAGTTGCATCGAAGATTAATCTTTTAAGTATATCTGATGGTGCTAACACCTTCGAATTAACTGATCCTGAAAATTTAATTACTGACGATGAACAAGAAAGAATTAATAATGAAGCACACCCATTAGTCTATGGTGATACTTTAGTAGAATTTTTAGAATTGATTAAAAAATACGTCATATCACATGTCCATCCATATAATGGTTTACCTGCTGATCCGAGTAAAACTACCACAGATGTTATGGGATTTGACTTAAATAAAATATTAAATAAGAACATTAATAGTAATTAATATATTTATATAAAAAGAAAAAATGTTAATTAGAACTTATATTGATAAAAATAATACTATCACAAGAAATACCCAAATAAATACGGGTAGAAACCCTATTGCTGAGATTTATTACGGGGGGGATAATTCAGTTACCGATTATAGTAGACACTTACTTTATTTTGATGTTACGGATTTACAAAGTAGATATGCTGCTGGTGAATTAGGTGATTTATCTAAAGTAGTACATACGTTAAGGATGACAAATAGTTCATACTTCGATAATGACTTACAAGCTCAAAAATTGTTAGATGGTAAACAAAGAACATCTTCGTTTGATTTAAACTTATTTAGAATTGATAAAGATTGGGATGAAGGCTGTGGTTATGACTATCAACAAGTACTTAGTTTTGAATCTAAAGATAATATAACCTTTGTAGAATCAGCTAGTAACTGGTTAAACGCAACAACTAGTACGAGTTGGACTGAGGGTGGTGTATATTCAGGATCACCATCAGGTATTACAGTGTCGACACAACATTTTGACAAAGGTAATGAAAATATTTCTATGGATATTACCGATGAAGTTAATAGTTTAATAACTGGTGGTACTACAAATTACGGATACGGTATTTCATTCGAAAGAGATTTAGAATTAATAGTTAAAAATCCATCACAATATGTTGGGTTCTTTACAAGACATACTCAAACATATTATGAACCATTTTTAGAGACAGTATATAATGACCCAATTAGAGACGACAGGAAGAACTTTTATAAGGGTAAGGTTAATAGGTTATACTTTTACACTAATATAGGTGGAGAACCCACTAATTTAGATAATAACCCTAGTGTGACAATAAAAGATGAAGATGGTGACGTTTTTTCAGCCATTACATCGGCACAAACCATACAAACTTCCACAGGTATTTATTACGCTGATGTCTTTGTACCAGTTACGGAAGATGATTGTGTTTTATTCTCCGATACGTGGAGTGATATTAACATAAACGGTATAAGTCGATCAGATGTAACATTAAATTTTGAAGTAAAGTCTGATGATGAATATTATAATTTCGGTGATAGTGAGTCATTACCTATAGAATATATGGTATCTTTAAGTGGTATTAAAAGAGATGAAAAGATTAAAAGAGGTGATAAAAGAAAAGTATTTGTAAACGCTAGACTTCCCTATACAATTAATCAATCAAGTGTTATAGATGGTTTACAATATAGAATGTGGATTAGAGAAGGTACAACACAAGTTAATGTTATTGATTGGGAAGATGTTAATAGATCGTTTCTTAAAAATTATTTTGTTTTGGATACTTCTTGGTTAATCCCTAATGAATACTATATTGATATTAAATTAATTTCTAATGAATTGGTTAAGACATATACTACAAAACTAAAATTTAGTGTAGTAAATCAAGTAGATAATCTACACTAGATTTAATGGTTCTACACCATCGGGTAATTTAAAATTAGTTGATTCGATTTTTTCTACAACATCGTTATAGATACCATCTAAAGTTTTTATGTAACTCTCTTTAGATAGTGGTTTAATTAAGGGTACCTCAAAAGACATCCAAGTATCATCACCATAACCAATACCTTCTAATGGTGTGTCCCCAACTCTAAGATTAACAACTACCTCAACATTATCAGCGTTAGCTGACCACCCATATTTATTATCGTCTGATCTAGGTATTGGTATTGGTTTTATTTTAACAGTAGCCATAATTAACCTCGGACTAACATCTTTACCATATAGATATACACCACGTAAACCACTTGATGAGTGTAAAGGTATGTATAAAGTAAACCCATAATTATTATCCCACATTACAATTTCCCTATTTTCAAATAAAGATTTATGTTCCCCTAAGTCATCACCTTCAAAATTAACTTTAATATTTCCTACTTCATCGCCATCAGCGACACCATCTCTAATTGACATATCATTTCTAAATTTTTTAGTCATATCCCCAAGGTGTCTAAAAAATATCTCAGAAGTAATTTGTTTTTTTCTTAAGGAGTCCCTTTCCCCAAATAGTTTATATCCATTATAAAAATACGTTGTTGACATTTCATACGCCAAATCGTAAGGTATATCGAATAACTCTATTAAAAAGGCTGCTGCCACCCACATATCAAAAGTTTTGATGTTGGGTATACCATATTCTTTATTTAATACAAAAAGTAGTCTTTTTTCTTGTTCGGTAAATTCATTTAACGAATCTATTAAATTAGACTCTAATAAAACATATTTTTTTTTAATTCTCATATGGTTGTTAATATAATAATAAATATGTTATAAAACAAAAAAGGGTGAGAAATAAATCCCACCCTTTTAATATTAACTTATAAATTAAGACTATCTTAATTCATTAACGTCAAATGTAACAACACCATCAACAGTAATCGTTCCATAAAAACGGTTATTAACCATTTTCTTAGCGTATCTAGTCATAATACCCTTCGTTGGAGCGAAGTTGAACGGGTTTTGTAACGTTGGAGTAAGTTGTAATGGTACGTAAGGTGCGTAAATGTACCCTGTGTCCAATAAAGACTTACCTTTATGTCCAATGATAATTGAGTTAGCTGGTGCGTAAGGATCACGATACACAGTGTAACGTCCACCTAATGAACCAATTTTCTCAATACCCATATTGTATTGATCTTGTTCTGGATTAGCGTTTGATACGTGGAAGTATTCCAAATCATCAAAAATCGCTGAAACTTCAGAAGATACTACTACAAAGTTAGCACCACCTCTTAAAGTTGCTTTGTGGATTTGAGCTGAAATCTGGTTAACTTTAGTAATCAACGTTTGATTCCACTCTTTTTGAGTGTAAGCGTTGAAACCACCGCTAGCAGTTCGTTTCCATCCATTATAATCCCATCTTAATGCCCAAGCACCTCCGACTCTCAAATCTCTCAAGATTTCTCTATCGATTTCAGCCGCTACTTGTTCAGACAATAAAGCTGTCAATTCAGCTTCAGCATCGATGTTGTGGAATGCACTAACATCTTGTGCTAATTCTGGAGACCAAGTTGCTCTTAATTTTCTTTCTGTTACAGAAACAACAACCTCATCAAGTTCGAAAGATACTTCTCCCATTTCAGTTGCGAATTCTAAAGATGCGTATGTCACCCATGACACCAACATATCATCTCTAAGTATAACTCCAGCTCCTTTTAAATCTGAACCTACATAACCATCAAAAGTACTAGCAGAACAGCTAACACAAGCTGGTGTTGTAAGGTCCAATTCAACTAAAAGACAACCATCAGCGTCACAGATATCTTTACCGTAATCAACGATACCTCTTCCGTATTTTTGTGCAACTAATCTAAATGGAATTGATCCACCTTCTGGGATAATTACTTTATCCCCATTTGCAACACTTGTTTTAATTTCTTTATCAGTAGTAATACGTAATGAAGCTAAAAACGTTTCAGTATCCATTTCATTTCCGTCAGGTCCAGTAAGTCTACCAGCACCGGCAGAAGTGAATCCTGTAATACACATTGTAGCGTGTCTGAGACTACCATCTGCAGCAACTGGTTGATCAGCAAACGCAGTATCAACAGTTTCTCCGTTAGCACTTAAGATAACTGGATTAAAACCAGCAGTAGTAGTATTAACAGTAGCAGTACCTTTAGATGCATCAAATAAACCATCATTATAAAAGATATCGTAAAGATTCTTTTCTTGAAATTGAGTTAGTGATGTACCGTTACAAGCTGAAAATACACATTCTTGTCCTGGTAAAGCTGGTCCGTTTAAAGGAGCATGATCTCTACCAGATGTTTTTGGTACAAAGTAGAATAATTTTCCGATTGGCATGTTCATCGCTTGTACCGATACAATATCGTTAGCCAATAATTTTGAGAATACACGTCTTACGATTGGAAAGACTACAGTCTCAAATGAACCTGAAGAGTTTGAACTCGTAGATTCGTTTAATAGAGAAGAAGCTTGGTTTTCATACAACTGAGCAATGTTCTCTTTTACGTGACCTTTTAAACCTTCTAGGAAACCAATTTTGTTCCACTTAGAAATAGTTTTAGATCTTATTTGTTTCAAGTGTTCAAGTCCTATATTTCCGACTTCACCTGAGTTTAATAAATGTCCCATTTTATTTTTGAGTTTTTATTTTGTTATTATTTTTATGATATTCTTTTCATTAAATCTTTAATAGCTGAAATTTGTGGATCTACATAAGCAGTAGACTCATTTAAATCAGATTTAGAAGATTTAACAGTTTTGTTAACTTTATTTTCAACAGACTCACTAATTGGTGTTTTACCATCTAATTCAGACTTAATAACCTTATAAATAGATTTAGATTCTTTTACTGAATCAGTATTGTCAAACCTTTTAAGAATTTCCATTTTTTCTTTTTTAGTTGTCGAATGTTCAGTAAACAATCTATTTACATAAGCTAAGTTAGTATTAAATAACGCCACTTCGTTTAGTTTGTCTTTAAATACGTTAAGAGCTTTTTTGTATTCGTTATTTTTACTTTTTAACTCTTTGTATTCTTTCATCATTTTTGTTTCAGAAACTGTTTCAGTTTTTGGTTTTCTACGAACAACTGGTTTACGAGCTATTCTAGATTCAGAAGTTTGTCTATTTCTATGTCCACCCTTTCTTTGGCGACCTTTAGTTCTAGCTAATGTATGATCTTCATCCACTAGTTCTTCTTCTTCATTGTAGTGACCTTCTTCCATGTCATCAGTTTCTTCTTCCATTGTGAAAGGACTTTCATAATCTTTGTAATGTCCGTCAACATCACCAGCTTTATGACCGTCTCTTCTTTTGTACTCATGAGATTTACTACCCCACATTTCCGACATTTCAGATTCCTCATCCATTTCGATTTCGTAAATAGTTTCTTCTTCATCCATACCACAACCTTCACACACTGATTCCTCTTCGTCAATTTCTTCCAAAGATTCTTTAATGTAGTAAGCTGCACCAGTTTCGTTATCTGTCAAATGAATTCCATCAGAATCTTTAACTACCTCTACTTCATCGTCTGGACCCAATTTCTTAAATACAGTAACAACTTCATCATCTGAAGCCATTGTCATATCTAAAATATCGTCACCCATACCTAATTCCATATCCATAGGTTCAAGATCTAATTCTCCACCTTCCTCACCGTCTAAATCTAGAACAGTATCAAGGTCTAATTCTACGTCAGCCATTTCTTCACCATCATCTGGTAAATCCATAACGTCCATTTCTAACTCTTCAGATTCTTCTTCAGAATCATCTGTTAATTCATTGTCAAGACTTAACTCAACTTCTTCCTCATCATCTGCGGATCCTTCTAATTCAATATCGTCTAATTCAATAGTTTCTTCATCTTGTTCTTTCAAAGACGACTCTACGATACTCTCAATTTCTTTCGACATATGAGCCGAAAGCATTTCTTTCGTGTTGGCTTTTAAGGCATCCTCTAAAGACTTAGCATCTAACAAAGCCTCTTCGATGATTGATTTTCTTTTTGTAGCCATTTTAATTTTTTTTAAAATTATATTTTATTATTGTGAATGCACTATTATGCATTTTTTAATAAATATGCAATAAAAGATAAAAAACTTACTTTTTGTTGTTTTTTTTAATCTAATAAAAAATTATCTAATGAATTGTTTAGTAATTTATTTTCATTTTTTTTATTAGACTCCGACATTTGTTGTTCTTGAGATGGTTCTTCATTATAAATCCAAGAACCTGGTGTTGATGGAGAAGTTACAATGTCCCAACAGATTAATTCGTAATCATCTTGTACAATGTTTTTACCATTTTCTTTTTCTAACGAACCAACACCTCTTGAGGAAACACCTATCTTTAATCCTTTTCTAATGTAATTGGCAACTCTATCTCCTTCACACGAAATTATTCCTTGATTAACAAAACCAGGTGACATAATTATTTCAAGTTTACCCATTAATACGTTACCTTCCCACCATAAGTCTACAACGTTGTGAGATATTCTACTTACGGCAACTATCGAACTCTCTGGATGATCTGCCTCACCCATAGCCCTTTTATCTTTAATAAGTTTAAGGTAATTTTCAGCTTCTTTTCTTAATAAGGATTCTGGATAGATTCTTTCATTCTTATTTTCTACACCATATTTCTGCATTACTGCGTAGACAATTAAAGGGTCAGATACTATTGGTTGACCTTGTGATAATTTATTAACTTCATTAACAAATTCTTTATTGTCTTTTGGTGAAATATATCCTGCATCGTATTCGATAAGGATACCTTTTTTATTGATTTCGTTTTTTTTAATTATTTCCATAATAATGATATCATTTATTTATAAATATACCATTACAATAAAAACTCTATTTTTTAGTTTTATAAAAGGTGAAATAACTATTATTATCTAAACAGTTATTTACAATTTCATGAATAATAGTTTTAGATGATTCTACTAATGTGGGTTGATTAATGGGTAACCCCTTTTTTTGGTAGAGGGTTATTTCACAAGACATAAAACTTCTTTTTGTATTTACAAACCCAGAAGTTCTCATATCTAAATCCACAATATACTTATCATTATGAAATAACTCTTTATTAACGTTAGTGTTAATATTTTGTTTTATTTTTTTTCTTAAACCACTTACTACTGAATCGTAATTAGTGTTTTCGTTAATATCGTTTATCTCACCCCAAGCTGTGAGATTTATATATATACTTTTTGACTCTTTATTGTTTACAGTCCCTATTTTAGTTTTATAATTTGGGACTAGTTCTAACTTCAATTCCTTTCCTAACTTCATTCATATATATTTACATTTTATTGTTATTAATAACAAGTATAGTAATAATATAAATTAAAGTCAATTAGGGTGTTTAAAGTTACTCGGAAGTTACTGATACAGACTCTTTAAGTTCGTAAACTTTATTGATGTCATCAATATAATTCTCATTATCAAAGTTCATATTTAATAGTTTATCTTTAACTTTGAGTAATTTATCTTTTAAGTCAATATCAGAAGATTCAGATAATCTATTATCAATAGTATCTATACATTCTCTTTTTAATGTAGAGAACGTTTCTTCTTTATCATTGTCATCACCATTTAAAATAGTTCTTATAATTCTTTTTTCGGACTCACTGATGTCGGAGTATTTATCGTTAAACTTATTAACAGATAATTTAGCTAACACACTTGGAGGTAATTCAGAATCAATTTTTTCTGTAACAACTTCTTCCTCTTTCTCTAACATCAGATGTTTAATGTAGTTTATAGATTCAGTAATTTTATCTATGTTTAATGGAGACTTAGTAGTTTTTGATAAAAAATCGATATGTGAATAAAACTCATCATTTTCTTTAATAATATTTTTACCACTTAAGATATTAATTAATTTTTCGTTAGATTCTATTACTTTATTTTCGTTTAATGATTTTAATAATGTAATATTTTCCTTAATATAGTCTTTAGCTTCCGATGAATCATCGAACTTTTTTGTTTGTAAATTTTTATAAATTAAGTATTGGTTAGTTAGTGTCTTATCTTCTTTAATTAGTTTAACGAATTTAGAAAATAGTTCTTTACCACTTTTTTCTTTTTTTAATATAGACTCTATTACAATAGTTTTAAATGTATCTTTTATATTACCGAAATTTTCCATGTTTTTTTATTTATAAATATCTAGATTTTTTAAAAAATTACTCTTTAATGATTTTATCTATTTCTTTTGTCATATCTTCTATGTTTTTATTTAATTTAGATGCGTCTTTTTCTACTGAATCTAAATCATAGATATGGTCATTTTTTTCTAAACTTTCAGTAAGTCTTTTAAGGTACATACCTTGATATTTTTTTGTTTTTTCTACGTATTTTCTCCTATTCTCTTCAGTCAATAAGTTATCCTTTTCTTTAGTAGATTCTACGGCAGTTGCAGTTTCAGCAGCGGCTGCTTCACCACCAGCTAAACTATCAGCTGCGTCTGCAAAATCAGCACCAAAACCACCACCTTCTCCACCAGCATCACCAACATCACCTTCTTCACCTGAATTTTCAGTATCACTATCAGGTACCAAACTATTAAAGTCACCGTATAATTTATCCACCCTATCGAATAAACCAGTTTTCTTAATAATGTTAGCTGTTTGTTCCATTTCCGCAGAAGCAGCTTTTTCTAACCTTTGTTGTTCTAAGTCGTTTCTAATGTCTTCATCTGACATACCCAATATTTCTTTCTTACCTCTAGTCATTGACATCGCACCAAAACCATTACCTGCATCTGCTACTGCATCTTTATATAAGGTAACTTTTAATTGAGTTTGTTCAATCTTTAACATCTCTGCTTGTGTGGAAGGGTTATTAAGTGATAGTGTAAAACTATTTAATTCATCCTCCAAACCTAAAATATATAAATGTATTATAGCAACTTTATTTAATTCTTGTAACATAGATTGCTGAATCCTATTAATTGTCCTTGCGAATCTTATATCTTGTAGTGCTAAATTTTTACCATCACCGTTAACCTCCTCAAAACCTAAAAATGGTTTAGGAACCCTAAGTGCTGTAAATAATTTTTTCTGTAAATATTGTATATCCGCAATTTCTGAAAGGTTAGTTGCACCTGGTAAAGTATCTATTGGGCTAGGGGCGTTTGGGTCTCTAACCGGTATAAAGTAATCTTGATCTTGCGCCATTTGATTATATCTAGTATCTATCTGTCCAGTATTTTGATCAATAACAGGACTCTTTTTAAAGTTGTTAGCAATTTTTTGTACGTATGATGGTACATCTTGCTCATCAATATTACCAACAAAGATTTTAAATATTCTTCTTTCAGGTGCTCTAGTTACTCTATATATTAACATAGCGTCTTCAGAAAGTAATAGTTGTTTCCATATACGTCTAGCCTTTTCTAACATTGATGTACCGTAAGGTAATCTTCTATCGTCACCTAACAATCTAAAATGAGCTATTTGCCAAGCATTAAACTCTATATCTCTTTGACCCCAAACAAATTTAACGGGATTAAATTGATCCTCTTCTTCGTTTATAGAATTTTCACCGAACCCAGCACTATCTTTCCTAGTGATTTCAATATTTGGTAATTGTTTAACACCAGTTATACCTTCTTCACTGTCTATACTTAAAAATAAAAAATTATCACCATATTTACACGTATTTCTAGTCCACATAGGTAATGTAGTGTGTATATCTAACCTATTAAAAAATAAATCTTCTAATATTCTTCTTACTCTTTTACTTTCTGAAAATATATTTATAACCTTATTATCTGGATTTAAAGTAGTGGATTCTTCCATCATTATATCTAAAGCTGCTGCGATTTCAGGGAAAAATTCCATCCCTTCAAAATCTGCATAAGAAGCTAATCTAGTAGTTTCATAATAAATTGAGTGTTGATAAATTTCATTATCAACCTTTTGCCACATACCAGATAAATACTTATCTTGTTGTTGTTTTAATTTTTCGTAATCGTACTCTTCTTTTGATTTTGTTTTTAATAACTCTTTATCGTTTAAAGAATACGTTGACTTATTTTGTGGTCTTTTCATTTCTGGACCAAATAAGTCATTTAACTGTTGAAATATAGTTTTTCTTGCCATTTTATAATAATAATGTTTTTTTTATAATAATAAATATCAAAAAAGTTTAAATGTTACTTAAAACCAAATAACCAGTTATAATCACCATCATTGTTATTGTCATTAGGGTTAGTTGGGATAGTTGAATTATTAGTGAGGGTATTATTATAAAAGGGGTTAGTATAATTTTTATTCACTTTATTTACTTCGTTTGTTGAATTAGTATTAACCCAACCGTCTAACATTGCCTTTGTTTGTTTTTCTATGGTTTCTAATTTTTTAAATGTAGTTTGTACTACAAATAGTGGCATTGCCAACGCCATAATAATGTCATCGTGATACCCATCCATATGATCTGGTCTACCATTTCTATAAACAAAAGTCTTCAATTCAGAAATCAATCTAACTGATCTTATAATCGTTTTACTTTCTCTAATATGTTCTTCTAAATCACTAACCATTTGTAGTCTACTACTACCAACATTAAATCCGGGTACTTTATCACCTTGTTTATAAACTGTTTTAGCGTATTTTTCACTAAGTTTCCTACTTTTTGGGTCATCATAATGTAAATATTTATATTCCATTTCTAATAACTTCATTACTGTAGAAACTCCCATACCACCTGTTATATCGACAACAGTATATGCTTTATATAGGTTACCATATTTATAAACTATTTCTGCTAATAAATCCGGTGGTAATTTATATTTAAATTCTGCCACTTGTTCCAAACCATCAAAATCTAAAATAACTATAGTAGAACTATCTTTACCATCACCTCTAGAAACATCAACACCCATAATGTATTTATGACCCTCTTCAGGTTCTTTCCAAATCCACATAGATTTTTCCATTTCAGCCTTATATTTAGGTTCTTTAACATAATTTTCGTTTTGGTAATCGATATACTCATCGTCTATTACGTTACCACCTGAAGAAACAAATGAAACATCTAGCTCTTGTGCTATTTGTTTTTTATTACCGTTCATATCTCTACACATTTCCTCATACCAGTGAGATGTTGCTTTCCACCCATCTTTTAACATCACATCATAATCTTCGATATGTGTACCATCTGTTTCGTATGTGTTACCACTATATTCCCACCTCAACGTTTCTCTACCTATGGTTTCACATGTGATTACTTCTTCTTCACCTCTCAACCACCTTAATTCCCTATTATATCTAATATCTTCGTGCCACTTCATCTCAATGATGTTGAAATTGTTGTCACCTTGTTTTGCACCGTCATATGTTTTATAGTATAAAGCGTCTTGACCATTAGGTGTGGATATTAACGTAACTTTACCACCTGTACCCAATGACGTTAAAGCGGCACCGAATACCTCTGCACCGTTATCTATAAAGGCTGCCTCATCCATAACTAAAAATGTTGGTGTATATCCCCTTAAAGCATCTTTTGAAGTTGCTAGTGCCTTAACCTCACATTTAGTGGTTTTTGTTTTTATGTGTCCCTTAGCTTCTATATCTAAATAAGAGTCCCCTTCTGATATTCCCCATACCCATTCAGGTATTTGATCAGTAAAATCTTTAATTTTTTTAAGAAATTCTTGAGCCAACGTTTGTTTATTGGCTAAAACTAAGACCTTCCATGGGTTATTAGGGTCACAAAACGCAATTTTTATTGCGATATATGCTGCAGTAGTAGTAGATACACCTGCTTGCCTTGGTTTAGTTACAATGTTACGATTATTTTCTTCGTAAGATTTAATTATCTGTTTTTGTTTATAAAATAGTTTAAATGGTACAAATCCTTTTTGGGTTAAGTCATATGTTTTAAGAAATGTTTCGACAGCGTATATAGGGTCACCTAAACATTTGGCAAATATTTTTAATTTTTCATTCCTATCCATAATAATTTATTTAAAACGCTACTACCTTACCCTTTTCCCAATCATCGTAATTTGGACCTAGTTTATATGTTACATTAGAACCACCACCAACTTTTTCTATAATACCTTGTTTATTTACTGCTGACCAAAAAGTTGCGAATTGACCTCTTGAATATTCTGACCCTATATATTCTAAGAAACCTCTTTTTGTTTTTCTTTCCGCATTTACGTCATCTGTCATATAATCTATTAATTGTCTAACCATCGAACCCTCTTTTTTTTGTAAACTATATCCACCACTTTTATTAACTAATGTTAATTCATTTTCTTTGGTGATATTATTCACAACATCAGATATTTCGGTATGAAATCTATATTTTGTTCTTTTATTAAATATAGATAACCTTTTTATGGCTTCCACACCTGAATAAGTATTTAAAATATCTTCGATAACTAAAAAACTATCATTCATCATTTGGTGGTTAATTTTATCCATAGTTTTCATATCCTCCCAACCATCGAATTTATTACGTAATGAAAATAAATTATTAAACCTTTGATATGGGGTAGACATATTCATAATTCTATCAAATTCTGATTGTAAGAAAAACTCAACTATCTCACTATATTTATATCTATCCACAACAACTTCTTCATTAATACCCCACCAATCAATATTATACATTGTTTTATATAATAACTTATTATTTTTTATATCGTTTAAAGTTAGTTTATAAATATTAAAAAATAAGTTCATCACCTTTATTGGGTGTTTAATATTTTTAATGTCTTCAACAAACACCTCAACCATCGGTGTAATGTCTTTATTAAATTTTAAAGTAGTTTCTTTAATTAGTTTACGATATTGTATCTCAGTTAACCTTATTTTCATTTTAAATATTTCCTTGTAAGTTATAATTAAAATATTCCCAAGTCTTTGTAGAATCCGGATAAAAATAATTCATATCTGGTAACGATATTAACTCATCTGTTTCATATAAAACTTCTGATAACATACTTATGTAATCGGAATAATATTCTCCAGGCATTTCACTTGTTGTTTCTAAAGATTCGATTAAATACTTATAAAATATATCCGTAATATCAAAATAAATTAATTGTTTTATAATATCACCATCTTTATTTTTCACATCTTCCCACTTACCTTTAGAACCTAAAAGTTCTTCTATACTATCTTTAAGGTTATTAAATAACTCATCCTCACCAGCCTGTTCATACGCCCACCTATATTGGGATGCCAATTCACGACGTAATTCATCAAAGATAAGTTCCTCATCTATTAATCTTAATATAGTATCAGTATCATTTACTATATCTTCTGTTAGTGTATGGAACTGTCCATCATCCATAGAATATTCACTCATTTCTTGACCAATAAAATCACCTTCTTTAATATGATCTTTTATGTGTTTTATACTTTCTTCATCAAGGTTATCTACAATATCACTAGACCAATCCACATCATAATAACCATATAATTCAGCCCAATCTTCTCCCAGTATACGTTCAGCATAATCTCGATCACCTTTATTAACTAACATTGTTAACTCACTCCAATGATCAATAGTAAGATAAAACTTATCCCCTTTTTTTACTACATCATTAAACAATTGTGGAAAGGCTCGTTCATCCTTCAGATATTTGTCGTACCACCCAGTTTTCCCAAACATATCACTAATTTCGGACCCATACATTTTACCCCTTAAAGTAACGAATTCAATATATTCTAATGGGTCCTCACCTTTATCCATAAAATATTTAAATATAAACTGAATAGCGTCATTTTCATCTACATTAAAATCAGATGACATCATATAAGGTAATAACTCTAATTTCTCCTCCTCTGTATAATCATCTTTTTCGAGTTCTTCATCACTAAGTTCATAATCTAAATAACTGTAAACAGCGTTTTTAAGTTTTTTATATCTAGATAAATCAATATATTCTAATAGTATTTTTTTAATGTTTCCTTTCATCTTACATATAAATACTTAATATAAACAAAAAATCCCACTGAGTGGGATTTTATTATATATTATTGGTTGTAATAATTATAGATATTTGTGTAATATTTCGAGTTTTTCAAAATCTTTATCATCTAAGGCTTTATTTATAAGACTTTGAATTTCAGATTTAGACATTTCAGAGTAGTCTACATCTTCAGTTTCTGGTTCAATATCATCTTCTACTTCAATACCAAGATTATCTAATATATCTCCCATATCATCGGACTCTATATTATCAATCGTATCGTCAATAATATCATCTAAACCTTCACTTGGTTCTTCATAGTGTAAATCTTTTAATGTTTTAATTACTTCTTTACATTTCTCACTACCTACCAATATCTCTTTCATAAACTCATGAAATTGTTTAGCTGGTAACTTACTTAATTCATGAAATAACCATTGTTTAATATCGTAATCATCCGGATCGATACAATCTAAGAATTTTTCCCACATACCTGGACCTAATCTCATTCCCCATATCTCACCTTCTACTGTGTCAGCTTTTTCAATCACTTCTCTCTGTTCATCAAAATCTAAATGACCATCAGCCCAATTGATAGCTGACAATTCTAAAGTACCTTTAATAAGTTCATGAACTAAAAGTGGGAAAACCCATGCGTTAGCTACTACTACAGGTATTTCATCACCTTCCTCAACGTTTACTTTTTCCATCTCTTCTTCCTCATCTTTATCTTCTGCTTTTTCAGCTTTTCTCCATACAATTTCTTCCGTACCACCTGCAGTACCACCCATTACACTTTCTGGTATAATCCAATATTGGAAATCGGCTAATGACATAAGTTTACCGTACAAAATCATAAGTCTTGGATTTAATTTATCTAATTCATCTGCTACCATATGAAAAATGTAATGACCTTTTTTAGAGGCTCCTTGCATTAAAGCGTTTATAACCCTTCTTTTATCTACCTCCATCTCTAACTGCTCCATTCTTTCCGCACTTTTAGGTGCTTTAGGTAAGTTAAAATCAGAATCGTAATTTTCCTCTTCCTCTTCCTCTTCTTCTTCATCACCACCGAAGTTTAAATCAGAACCAGGAGGGGATAAATTAGCTTCTAACATTTGATCTGGGATATCGAATTCTTCAGATACTATATCTACCGCCAATTTTTCTAATTTATCCTTATATGTAGTTTCTATTTGACCAATTTCTTGCATTATCTGAAACATTTCATTCATCATACTAGGGCTTATGTTTTGAACCCCATGATATCTTTTAACTTTATTGATGATTTCTTTAAATCTCTTACCGGCTAATTTTTCGGAATAGTTTTGATTTTCTGATCCAGATGGTACTGATTTACTTTTACCAAAAATATGTTCACCACTTCTTAGTTTTCTTTCGATACCTGGATTCATCCTTTCAGGGTGTTCAGGATCATACTCTATCGCTTCTGTAATTCTTTTGTTTCTAATTTTTTCTTTTAGAACTCTTTTAGTTACATTGTTTATAATATTTTTTTTCATATTTTTTTTCATATTTTTTTATGAACCATGAATACCAGTTGTCCACATCATCCAAGACTCCTTAGCTAACTTTTCAAATAACCTTTGAACTCTTCTGGTTTCCGTATTACCATCCCCATTTTCTATTCTAGTTAAAGCTGCCCTAATTAATATATCCCTAATTTTTTGTTTATTACCTAATAAACGATTTATTATTTCTAATTGTTCTTCTAATGAATCTATCTCATATTCATTATCATCTTCATAATCATCTTCATCCTTAAGAGATTCAATTCGACTTTCTAATGACTCAATATCATTACTCATACCATATAACCACCTATGTAAATCATCCTTAGTCCAATTAAGGATAGGTGCTGCACCGAACATATTAATTAAACCACTTTCTCTAATATCTTCTAAATACATGAGCCTCTATACCATCGTATTGTTCTCGTAAGATATCATTTTTCGTTAATTTTCTAACACCACCATTTTTTTTGAAATTAATGTATTCCATTAATTCACCTTTCTTTATTTTGGGGTTATTTTTTTGTTTTACTTTTTCAGGAATATCATCAAAGTCGGTATCATCAGAAAATTCTTTAGCTCTATCACACCATTCTCTTTCTTCTTTATTAGAAGCATCATCACATTTAGCATAAAAGAATCGTTGCTGTGCCTTTGAAGCGAACTTTTCATTTATCAAACCTTTTACGATATCTCTTTTTTTCATTTTACTTTCTAGTATTTAGAAATTTTTTGAGTAATTTTTTTGTTGATTCATTAACAGTTATAGTTCTAACAGTACCTTTATTGTCTTTAACTCCTACTGTTTGACCTCTTTTAACTTTATCAGATTCTAAATCGTTAGTTAAGTTAGATGCGTCATCATATACGGACATCATTTCTTCTTCAGAGACCATATCGTTATTTAAATCTAATACACCATCACCATCATCATCTTGATCAACACTACTTGCGATACCATCATTGTCTCTATCATAAGGACCATATTTACCACTTTGTGCATCAACCGCCATAAACTCTTCTTCAGAACCTTTAACATTATCAAAGATTTTATCACCATAAAGTTTATATAACCTATTAACTATTGCTGTAGGATTTTTTCTCATATATCTAAGAACCGATGGTGGAATTTCTTCACCATATTTTCCAAACACACCTCTCATACCCCTTTCTTTAGGAGAAGATTTATAATCTTTTCTA